ATAAGGACCTGCACCTGATGTATTTCCGGTTGGATCATCGCCTTGTGCGTCTGCACCACCTGGTCTGCTGTAAGTTGGTTGTACTTTCAACTCTTCTGGAAATACAGAATCAGCATAATAATTTTTAAAATATTGTTGCCACATACCACTAATTAAATTTACATTATCATCATGGAATGTTATATTAATCGGAGTGTATTGTACTTGGGTTTGAATATTAGTCTTCTTACCGTATTGATTTTTAGTTTCAGTGTTAAGTGTTACTCCTGGAACTTGACATGCTTTAACTAGCATACCTACTTCGATGTTTGGTTCAGATTTTGACCAACCTACAGGGCCACCTGGACTACGTGCCGCGGCCTTATTAATATCAAAATGTACATGATATAAAAATTCAACCTTGGGTGCAAGACGCATGTAATCGTCTGTAAACAATCTTGCGGCATGTTTATAATCTTTCATGTCGCCTTCAGAACCAAATATTCCTCCGACTACACTTCCTAAAAATTTAGTTACTTTGCTCATACTATTATTTAGCCATAAAAAAAAGGCCGAGTTTTACCCCGGCCCTTTGTAAACAGATGACTACTAATTAGGTATTAGCCTGTTGCTAAAGTTCTAATTGTTCTTCCGATAGCACTACCAATACCGTTTGGCTGACCAGCACCATTAGTTTGGATTGCGTTATCGTATTGCAGTGACATAGTAATGTCAACTGGATTTGAATCTGAGTATGTTAACTGATTGTAGTTAATGTCTTGTACAAAACAACCAACTAATTCAAATGTCTCAAGTACGCTTGGTGTGTTAGCACCGTTACCACCGTCTAAGATTTCAATTCTAGTTTTGAATTTGTAATCTATTCCGGAAGCCGCACTCGATTGTTCGAAGAAATCGAATTGTTTCTGTAATTGTTGACCTGCACTCTTACTCACAGCGTTGTTTACATCATCACGTAATGTGATTGTAATCGGTTGCCATGTGTGTTTACCAGCATAGTAAACTTTTGAGTTGTAAACATCAATCGCAATTGATTCGAAGTTTACATTTGGTCTTGTAACATCAATTACCTGTTTTGTTAGTTCAATGTTAGGAGCCCCAGCACCAAAATTTTCAAGACTCACTCTAAAGCGATACTTGAGTTTTGGCATCAACAAGCCTTGTGAACTTGCTGATTGGTCACTCGCCAACGGAACTGTAAATTTGCTTAAACTTGAAATAGCCATCTAATTTGCTCCTTGTATAGTTTTATTTATCCACATTATTGATTGCCCAAAGTTGCAATTTCACCTGTGTTCTTTAAGCGTAATGGAATGTATATAAACTCCACACTCTTCACTGGTTCAATTGCTACGTCAACGTATAACTCGTTGCGATCAATTCTTGCAGATGTGTTGTTAGTGTCATCACATACAACTAGGAAGTCATAAAGTGCTCTTTGACCTACAAGTTCAAGTAATAAACTTTCAGTTGCTTGTTTGATTTCATCACGTGTAATCTTATCGTTTGGTTCAAACATGAACGGTTTAGCAAGTAGCGTCATTTGACGTCTTAAGTATGCAACTAATCTTGCAACGTTAATTCTATCTAATGAACTTGCGTTCTTTGCTCTAGTGTGTTGACCAAAGTTAACTAATCCGCTACCAGTAATAAATGTTAGTGGGTTAATTTTAACTCCTGCCATTGTTTCACGTACACCGTCATTTAATGCAACTGCGTTAAATTCGCCTTCGTTATCAATGTAACCTACACTTGATGCATTACTAATGCCACCACGTCTTGTTCCTGCTGGAGCAAACCATGGAAACGATACTGCATCACTTACTGCAATAGTACGTAGCATCATGTGACTTGGTGGAACAACAATGTTCTTACCTGACACATCAGTTGTTAAACCTGCTGGATAAAACGCCGCCATATACTCATCATATGATACTAAGCCATCTTCTCCGTCTGCACTTGCGCCTGCTGTATTATTACCGTAGTTTTGTAGTGATGTTGCATTTGGTGCTAATCTAAACGGAGTATCAGCAACAACAAATCCTGTTAAGCCTCTGTCTACGTTTAGTCCAATTAAGTTACTTGCAAGTTCTGGATATCCAGGAGCACTTAACAATGTAAAGTTACGTGTTTCTTCATCACGTAGTAACTCATTTGCATCTACTGCACTTTTAAGTCCTGCAACAATAGTTTGACGTTGTGAATGTCTACCAAACAATCCTGAACCGTCTGCATTAACTGTGTTCCAGCCAATCCAACGTGCAGTTTTATAGTTTGCCATTGCTTCATCGCCAAAGCGTTTGTTTAGTCCACTGTTTGCTGTTATATCAATTTGATTTGCTACAAATTTCTTAACATTAAAACCTGAACGTCTTGTATTCCATAATAACATACCTCTTGGGTATAAGTCTGGATCTGGAGCATCTGGATCAACATAGTTTGAACTTAACAACGTTTCAATTGTTGCCGCTGTGTCACCTGTTGCACCACTTGAACCGTAACGTGCATCTGCAAAAAGAATTCCATCTTCTGTAGTTTGATCTGTTACGTCAATTAATACCCATTCAGTTGCTGAATTATCCCAACGGTAAACTTTTGCACCGTATTGGTCAACGTCAGCAGTTGAAATCCAAATATCGCCTTCAACTAAATCACTAGCATCTGACTGTCCACCTGTTTTTAATGGAGCAGTTGCTGATACAATAGGTCCTTTAGGATCAGTTGCACCTGCTAATGGTGTGTAGTTTAAATAACCTACCCACTTGCTTCCATCATGTACCATAATGTCTGCTTCGTCTAGTGTAGTGTTATACCATAACGTACCATCTGCTGGAGTTGCTGTTGGAGCATTATCACTTGCTTCATATACAAGTGGTTTCCAGTTACTAATGATATGTGAATGGTTGTCATCTGCGCCTGCTGTGTAATAATTTGCTGTACCTGTTTCAACACCTGCACTTGAACGTGCCCATGCTGTGTAACCTGCACTTGCTAAAATACTTGACGCATCTGTAATTTTAATTTCGCCACCTAATGCATGACTAATTGAAAGGTAACCATTACTTACTGTTGCAGTAATGTGTTCAAAGCCTGCCGCACTAATTGCTGACGCAACTCCTTCAACTGTCGCTGTTGATACTGTTACAGTTTTAGCAGTTTGATAAACGTTACTACCGTTATCTGTTTCTGCCATTGTAAGTGTTCCTGTTGCAACAACTGGATTTGCACCTTGTTCAATACCTGTTACGCTAGTTGGTGAACTTGTTACTCTTCTGTATAATTTAAAGTTTACAAGTTTTTCAACACCTGTTGTACTATCTTCTGATGTTCCTCTACCTGTAATGTTTGCAAGAGCAAATACTGTACCTGCAGGTATAAGTGTTCCACCAGTAGCATCAATTGTGTTTACTGCTTCTTCTCTAGTGTTGTAAAGTGGAGCAACTGTTGTTGACCATACACCTAAACTGTCATTCCAAACTTGAACTTTAAGATTAGCACCTAAGTTTGGTGAAGTAGTTTTCATCCAAACACTTCCGCTTGGTTTAATTCCGCTTCTAGAAGTTCCTGCTACTGTTACAGTATCAGTTGACTTCCATGTTGGAACATTTGAGTGTTTTGAAATTTGTACAGCCGCACCTGAATAATAAGTTGCTGTAATTCCAGTGTCTGCTTTTAATGTACTTCCTACTAAATCTTCAATAACAATAGCACCATCATCTGTAGTACCATCTGAAGTTGAAGTTCCGTCACTGTATATTTCTAAAATACCTGTGCTTGTAACTTTTGCACCAACACCTGTTATACTTGCACCGTTAATTGCGTTTGCAAGTGCAGTAACAGTTGTACCTGAAAGTGTAACACTTGTTCCGTTAATTACAAGTCCTTGACCATTTCCTAATGTTGGACTTGCTACTGTGCCTTGTATTGTTGGCCAACTTGATGCCCAACTATCTGAAGTAAAAGTTGAATCACCACTTGTTAAAGCGGCAATGTTTGCACTAGTTGTTGAACCTACTTTAACCCATGCATTATCTGCATTTTTATAGTAAGCATCGTTTGATGTTCTAGCAGTTACGATTGCGTAATCACCTTTTGCACCTACGCTTGGTTTTGGATCACCGGAAGATAAATTACTAACAAGTTGTGTAGCGGAGTTAAGAACTAAAGGAATCTTGTTTGTAAATTTTTGTGTTGCTCGGTTCCATTCAAATATACCAAATAATGAATCGTTTGTATCTAACCAATATGTGCCATCTGCTGGCGTACCTGCTGGTGCTGATGCAGAACCTTTAAGTTCTCCTAAGTCAGCATCTGCTCTTACAATGTATGCTCTATTTGCTACACCTAAGAATGAATATGCAGATTGTAGTCCGTATTCATTTAGTTCATTGCCGTGTAATGGATTGTTAGATGAATCTGTATAAAACGTTGGATTACCAAACGTTTCTGTTAATTCTCTTTGTGATGTAATTAGGTATGGTGTACCAGCATTAGATTTAATTGTTCCTTGTGCTGTTCCTGTACCTGCGCCGTTTGGCTTATTAGCGGCAGTTGCTACGATAATTAGTGGTACCGTTGCGGCCGCGGCTGGCGTATAAAAACTTTCGTCTATTACGCTAACTTCAACTCCTGGTGATGTAAGTGCCATCTTGTTACTCCTTTAAATTAAGTTCTTAAACATATTTAGCCATGTTAGGCAAATTTGCGGTATTACATATGGCGAAAAAGGTAAGGAAAAGGGCTGGTAAATATGTATATGACTAGACCTTTATGTAAAACATGCAACCGTAGGCCCTGTGCAGTCAATTATAAGAAGGCTCGCAAGACCTATTATAGAAGTAAATGCGAACAATGTGCAAGGGGTAGAACACCTACAGTTCCACTATGGCATCAACTTGGTTATAGACAAAAGGATAAATGCGATAAGTGTGGATTTACAAGTAAGCATGAAGAACAGTTTGCAGTATATCATATTGATGGTAATCTAACAAACTGTCGACATAATAATCTTAAAACAGTATGTGCTAATTGTCAACGTGTATTACACAAGGAAGGATTTACTTGGAAGCAAGGTGATTTAACACCCGATTTCTAAGGAATTCAACAGTACCATTATTTTCAATAGTAGCATCAAAATCAACATTACACCATGCCCATTCTGATATGTGTACTTCAGGATGATTTTCTTCCATCTTATGTGCAACTACAATATTCTTAGCACCTTTGTTACTATTAACTTGACGCATTTGATGTTGTGCAGTACTCCACCATTCGGGGTCATCTCCACGTTTTACACGCCAAAGATATCCGCCTATTGAACGTAGCATATTTGCTTCGTTTTCAAAACGCACATCTGGAATTACAAATTTTCCTTGTGGATTATCTAATAGTTGTTTTTTAACTAAACTAACCCATATGCCATCGTAGAATCCGTTACGCATACAATCAGTTCCAAATAGTTGTAATACTAGTCTTGGTGTAACAGGACTTCCTGTTTCAGTACTCCAATAAGGATCAACTTTTTCACGCCATGCACGAGAGTCTGGGTTATTGCCTTCAAGCATTTCTCTGTCCCAGCCAAATACACTAGCAACGCCGTCTTTGAGTTTGTCTGCAAAAGATAGTTTTGTAAATCCCTGTTGTTCAACTAAAAAGTCTGCAACAGTTCCTTTACCTGAACCTATAAGTCCACAAATACCAATTATCATAAAAGATTCCTTATTAAAAGTATCTCTAAATTGTATAGTCATTGTGTAGGAAAGTCAAGTGTTTTTTAGCCAATTACGAATGATAATGGTTTAGAACCATCTACGTAATTTGCCAAGTCCATTTCCAATTTCTCCATTTCGGCCATTGCATCTGCTTTGAGAGCATCACCGTTGAGTGAAGTTCCGCCTTGCGGTGTTGATATGGTTGCAAATTTGCTTCTTGCTTCACCTAGCATATATTTACATACTGCTAGTGTGTAGTCTTTAAGCCATTGTCCAGCATAAGGATCACTTAATAGATTAAAGTCTGGACGATAATTGTATAGTTGCATTAATACTTGTTCGTCTGATCTAGGACGTTGCATAATTGTAAGTTTCTTACTTACAGGATCAAACTTAAAGTTAATAAAACTACCAAACATTTTACCAACTAATTCTTGATATCCTGCAAAAGCA